GGTGTGATTAATTCTGTAATGACCTGATCTTTATCAATGATCCCAACATCAAAGCTAGTGACTGATTGTGATCCGCCTTTATCAGCTTGTAATTGTTGAGTGATCTGATTGGTTGTTTTATTTAAATCAATGTAAGGTAAAATAGTATTATCTAAAATCAGTCCACCAAAGAACAAACCACTTTGGCCAAACACAACATCATCGCCGTAGTTAACATATTTCTTTGCAGGAATAGAACTGATCGGAGGCCAGCCGTCTATTTCAAGAATAAGCTGAGGCGACTTTGTGTCAGCCTCTAATAGTGCTCTGAATAAATCATTTACTGGAAGTGGCATTAGATCAACTCACTCCATTTAGTTTCGTGCGCAGTAATTTGTTCAACAATCTTTTCAATTTCTAAATCAGAATAAAAAGCACTCATGCCAGTCAACAAATATGATGCGGTTGTTAAAGAACCATTCCACAAAGCGCGTTCAATTTGTGCAGCAGTAGAGCTAACCAAAAGAGAATTGAATTTCGCTTGATCCCAAAGACCTGTCTTTAGTTTTCTACGATTGATTGCTCTGATTTCGATAATCAAATTGGTTCCTAGTTCGATGGCATCTTTTGATTCTTTGATTCTTTTTTCTTGCGCAATCTCATCTGCCATCGATGTGATATGCTTAGTGTGTGGGTTTGGAAAGAAATCAAAGTTGAATTCATACCATTGATCGGCAAGCTCCTCTGTTCCAAAGACACCTTCGTTTTTTACATTTAAGTTTTCATCTTTAATCTGTACTCTGATCATATTAACCAACCTTTTGAATGATTACATAATTGTAAAGCGCATCAGCAATAATCGACAAGTTTCCGCCTGTAGACTGATAAGCCTCTAGTTTTAAAGTGTCACCAACTGCGCATGTTACAGTTGTTGTTCCAGTTAATCCGATCACTTGCGCAACTGCATTAGATGCAACAAACGTATCCACAAGAACCCTAACTGTTGATCCGTTTTTATTAACTCGCATAACAGTATTACTTGCAGCTGTTGAGCCTGAAAATCTAAGTGCAGCTGTGATTCTATAATCACCGGCTTCTGATGCTGTGAATACCCAGGTGCCAGTCCCTACAAGGCCCTTTGTGTCTTTAACAATGGTCCCGAAATTTATAACTGTAAAAGTGTTTGTTGTAAGAGATTGGCCAGAACTAGATGAATACATTGCCATAACATCATCAGACTTTGAGAATCTAGAATAATCGCCAAGGGCAATATTTGAAACTGCTGTAATCCACGTTCCGGCTGTTGCTTGGCTTGATGTTAATCGTCCGACACATCTAAACGCAACGCTTGCGCGGGCTGTTGCTGAATACATGACGGCATTTGAATCAGCAGTTCCTGCGCCACCCTCTGCCGTTGTTGTCACTAATTTTGTTTCATCAAACAAGGTCTGTGAAACTGCTAGCTCTAATGTTCCAGCGTTATCAATCAAATAAACATAAATGAAATGCGTAAGGCCATTGTAAAATCCAAGCGTTGATCCTGATGATACGACAAAAGACAAAGCGGATGTTACTTCTCTGAGACTAAATTCGCCGCTTGTAAGGCTCGAATTTCTTACGCCGATCTTTACTGCTGCTGATCCTGTGCTCGGAGTTGTGCCGTCTTTTTGAGTGATGTTAATAGTCAAAGCATTTGATCCGATGCTTGTGCTTATTCCAAGATTCTGAATCGATAAAGATGAATCATAATTAGAGCCAGACGCAAGAGTAGACCATTTAAAACCGCCAGCCTCTGCGCTATCGGCAGTTAATACTTGGCCGTCAGATCCAACACCTATTCTGATGTTGTCTGTATTGTTGTGAGTGATTAAATCGCCTTTAGTTGTCAAAGGTGACAGTGCATCAAATGCAGCTGTCTGTGTAGTTTGTCCAGTGCCGCCGCTTGCAATTGGAACTGTTCCTGTCAGGGCTGCGCCTGAAATATTTGTTATCGTATTGCTTGCGCCGTCGATTGTTTTGTTTGTTAGGGCTTGTGTTGATGTTGTTCCAACCACGTCAACCTCTGATCCAATAGAACCAGCGGCCCATTTTGTAGCAGAAGCGTCTTTGTAAATAAAAGACCCATCCGCAGATGTGCGATCGACAGTCAGTCCGGCACCCTCTGATGCAGCATCGTTTCCACCCTGTGAAATCGTGATATTTTTATCAGCCGTTGAAACTGTTGTTGAGTTTACTGTTGTTGTCGTTCCGTTGACTGTAAGGTCACCTGTTACAACAACATTATTTTGAAAAGTTTTATCACCCGCAAAGGTCTGTGCTCCGGTAGTTACAACGCCGCCAAAGCTTGCATTTGCTGGTTCTAGATTTAAAACTTGTCCAGTAATTGTTGATCCGTTTGCATTTGGAGTTGTGCCGATTGCGCCTAATGATACGTCTTGTGAGTTGATGGCATCTAGTGCCGTAAGTTGCGCTTGTGTTGTTCCAAGCTGAGCGTCTAATTTTTCAATGGCTTCTTTGCGATCATCGCCGTCCAGAATATAATTGTTTGATGCGTAATCGTTAATTGCTGTGTCTGATTCGCCAGTAGTGCCAACACCCTCAAATGCTTTATTGATTGCCTTTTGAACATTTGAAATTGACGCTCCACTTGCAACGTCTGGATCTAGCAAACCGATCTTTGAAACAGTTGATGTGTCCTGTGTTCGAGACATAAACTCAGCGTGTGTAACTGCGCTATTTACTGGTAGTCCGTCAATATTTGCCATTGATATTCCTTTATGAAATTAATCTAAATTTTAAAACACCTGATCTGTAATATTGAGCTAAACCCCTGTCGTACATTTCAATCAGATCATAGTCTAAGCCCTTACTATCTGTTGGCGTTGATTCTAAAACAAATGTTTGAAATGTGCTCGGATCATTCTCGTTCTTAATAAATTCGATTGGTGCTTTTTCTGTGCACCATTCAATAAACTGAATAAAATCCTCGCGGCCTTGATTGTTCGTTCTGATAATCGAAATTGATTCTTGAGTAATATTTGTGATGAATAAAAACTCACCTTCCATTAATCGCTCGGTGCCGAATTTGATTACCTCTGTTACACCACTTGCCGATTTGTTCACTGTGCCGTCAATAGCTCGCCGATTAGTTGACGTGTCTTTGTAAGACTGGATATAAAATTGTGTCTTGTATTCAAATCCTGAAACATTTTCAGCTAAGTAACTTGAAGCGCCTATTTTGTTACTTGCTGTGTAGCCAAGTAACTCAGACGTGCTTTGTGCGAAATATGGCCCTGTTGCGAATAATAAACTAAAGCTAACTGTTGATGAAATTGTAAACTTGCGAGCTGTGCGATCAAATGTAACCGTAAAATTCAATGTACTGAGCGCGTCCATTTTCTTTTTAATCTCAATAATCAATTCAGCAGATGAATAATATCCGACTTTTAATGTTGCTGTTTTAATCCCAGCGCCGTCGTTGAAATCGATGTATCTGTTTGATGTTGTAATCTGCCAGCCATAATAAAATTTAGAATGATTTTCTAAAGCACTCATGCCATGACCCCCTGATTAATAACAACGCCTTTGTTCGAAAACGCCTCGTTAATTAAATTTACGATACGGCTTCCGCTTTCCTGAGAATCTAGCACGTCACCCTGAATTACGACTGAAACTGCTGTTGAGGCTTCGGCACGTTGCAAGTCTTGAGTTGGCGTTAGGTCTGTTGATGTTGATGGCATAGAAGCAATCCCACCACCACCGTCTGATGCTGCACTTGATGCTGCTGCACCACCACCGGCACCACTCATGCCGACTAATAACTTCAAGGCTGCACCTGCTGCGATCATTGTGTAACCAGTAGCATCGGCACCGTAGGACATTGCTAGTTTTCCGATACCAGTCTGGATAAATAAATCACCAAACTGACTTGCAACACCTGCAATTGTGTCACCTATTGCAGATTCAAAAGCTTTACCAGCATCGCCACCGCTTTTTAAAGCTGCACCGAAATTATTGAATGCTTTTCCTACACCCTGGCCAAGCGTTGCGAATGATTGCTTTCCTAATTCTTGAAATTTAGAAACTGAATTATTAGCAAAGTCTTGAGCCGCAATTTTCATGCCGTCCGCAGCAGCAATAAAGCCGCCGGATACAGACATATTTTTATTATCCTCAATTGATTTTATCTTATCTGCATTAGCTTGTGCTAGTGCTTGCTCTTGCAAATAATAGTTCTGCTTTGTTGCTAGCGTTGCAAGATCTCTTTGTTCTTGAGTAAAGCCCTTAGCAGATGAAAACTGTTCGTCAACCTGCGCAATAGCTGTGTTTTTCTGCTGTTCTAATAAAATTGATTGCTGAGCAAATGCTGATTTCTGCGCTGTTAATCTTTGATCAAGGTTGTTTAATGAGTCAATTCGCTTTATTTCAGCATCTAAAACTAATTTATCTTGTGCAGAAACATAAGCTTGTAAATCGTTTAATCGTTTTAATTGCTCTTGTTTAGCTAAGGCAAGTTGTTCTGGGTTTGCTACGATCCTGTCTTTAGGTGCAGCCGGCTGTCTTGATGCCTCAAGAGAAGCAAATAATTCTTGATCTGATCTGCCAGCAGCTTCAACAAGCGCCGTTGATGATTCTTTTGCAAGCCTTGTGCGCTCGGTTAAAAGCTTATTTAGTTCAATCGCTTGCAATGTGCTGCGACCCTCAAGAGAAGTCAGTTTTTCAACTTCAATGTTAATTTCTTCAAGGCGCTTTTTGTTTTCAGACAGCGAGTTGTTTAGCCTTGCTGTTGCAACATTGGAAAGATCCTGGTTATCAATAAAGCTTTTTGTAATTAAGTTAGCCAGGCCGGATTGAATAGACTCAAGCGAATTGCTCGCAGAAACCTTAAGCCGATCAAATGCGTCTTTTAATGGCGTAACCGATTGTGAAGCTGCATCGAATTTCTTAGGCACCTCATCAAGAATTAAATTTGCTCTGATCTGTTGTTTCTGTTGCTCAGTTAGTGCGCCTGTTGCCACACCTATTGATTTGGCAGCATTTGCGTAAGCCTTGTCTAGATCTAAAACAATACCAAACTGTCGCAAAACCCTAGCATTGCCATTTTCCACGAAGCTAGATAGATCCTCAAATGTTGATTTAAAGTCTTTGCCAAGGCCCCGTGAAACGCTACGAGATGCATCCAAGATTGCCGGAAGCTTTGAGGCTTGATCACCTAATGCTATGATGCCTTTTGTGGCAATTTGCAAAGCGTCCTCATCATCGATTAGACCTTGAGTCGCTCCAATGATTGATTCTTTGAAACTATCTGCTGCGAGTCCGGCGCTTGATGCGATATTTGCAAATTGAATATTTACAGCGTTTACTTGCTCGCCAGCCAAAGCCATTTTGAAAGTCGCAGCAGCTAAGGCGCTAATTGCAGCAGTAGCCGCACCGATCGGACCAGCAGCCCTAACAGCAGCTTGCGCCATTGATGAAAAGCCACCCGAAACAGCTTCAGCACCGTCAGCCAAACTTTGAATACCAGAACCTTTTTTATCAAAAGAGTTTCCGATTTTCTTAGCAGATTTCTCAGCTTGTTTTTCTGCTGAAACAAAGCCCTCTTTTACAGATCCATCATCGAGTATTATTTTTATTCTTAATTCATCAGACATTATCTACCTAAAACCTTTTGTAGTTGTTCCGGTGTGATGTAGTTCTTTTTCCTTACTTCGCTAGGATAAGCTTTTGAAAACAAATCTTTATGCATCTTTGTGCGCTGTTGCTTTTTCATGTTCGGCCAATCTGCAACGTTCATTTGCTTTAATTGCTCTTGAGCCTCAATCACAGTTATCGCTTGCCACAAAGATTCTATTCTGTCAGCATCTGAATTATCGATCTCATCTAAACTAAGTCCGTAAAAATAACAAAGCTTGGCAACAACGTAATCAGAAACGCTTAGTTTTTTTTTGAGCCAGTCACCGAGGCCATAAGCTGTTCAATGTGATCCATTTCTAAATCGTCATAAACATCAACTGGCAAGCCAAGGACCTCAAGAAATTCTTTCATGACAAGACTTGCGTCCGCACCTTCTTTTAAAAGGCTTTCACGGTAGGCCTGAGTCTCTTTAAACTTTGGCTTTCTTAGCTCAAACTTTTTATCGTCCAATTCAATTTCGAATACTGTTCTAACTAGTTTCATAAGTCCTTAGTGTAGAGCCGATCCGAAAACCGGCCCTCTGTTTATATTAGTAACCAGCCTTTGCAGCATCACCGATCATGAAAAACTGAATGCCTTTTGGCTTAGTCTCATCAGGAAAGATTGTAAATGTTGCAGGGATTTCAGATAAATTTTCGCCTGAAAAGTTGAAAGTATCTAAGCCCATTTGTGCGGTCCAGAAATTCCAATCGGAACTCTTATCAGATTGATCTTTGTCAACCGGATGCATGGTGATTTTGATCTTTGGGTTGGACCCACCGACATTACTAGGTCCGTATCCGAAAACTGCTTCTTTATCAGCGCCAACAGGTGTGAAAACTGGCATACCGTACATAACCATGATGTTTTGTAAAGATGCTTTATCAGTCTCTTGTAATACGATACTTAATTCTGGCTTATCATAACCAGTGATACGCTCGTCTTTAACCGTGGTTCCTGAAGCGTGACAAGTGATCTCAACAGTTTGTTGTGCAAATCCTGCTAACTCGATATCACCTTTTAAACAGCCTGCTGATTGTTTTGTTTGTCCTAAAGTAATTAATTTGAATGCGAAAGTTGTTGGAGCTGCTGCCGAATCAATTGCGGGTTGAGCATAACCGATTGCTGTATGTGTAAGTGTAACAGTGTCACCCGATGCCGTTGCATCAAAGCCAGTTACAGCAGTCAAAACAGCAGCTAAAGCAGTTGCAACAGCCGATGCAGTATCATTTGCAGAAATCGCAACAGCGTGTCCAGTCCAACCACCAGCAGGTGCTGGATCTACTCCAAGAGTAGCAACATTAAACCATGCATAGCGCTTTGCGCCTGCAGCGTCGTGAAACAAGAAATATTTATTTTGTAAGCTTGATGTTACATCTGCAACACACTTGATTGACTGAACCTGAGCAACGTCCTCGCCTAAATATACGTACATAGGGCGGACTGAAATATTTTGAATTGCCATTTGAATTTCTCCTTGAGAATTGGGTTGATTAACCGTTCATCAAGAATGATAAGATCTTAACAGTTTAAGTCCAATCCGACACCAAAGATTGTCGTAATATTGAACGTGAGTTTAATCTGTATTGTGGCATCGTTTGTATCTAATGGCTGTGCTTCAATTGACTGACATACAACATTCTTAATAAATGTTTGTCCAGTGTATTTATTCCGGCGTAAACAATTGATCCGATACTGATTTGCTATGTCCATTGCTTCATCTAGCTCATCCGTTGATGTTCTAGATCCTGAAAAGAACAGCGTCACCGTTGCAGTCACAACGTCAGATGTAGTATTCTGATTCGATGCTGTCGTAACCACTGAGCCGTAAAAAATATGAAATCGTTTATCGAAATTGTTTTCGCCTAATTGATCCGAGTTAAAACCATTATCGAACACTGAAAAATCAGAATCAATTTCAGTCAATCGGTCTGCTAAAAATGTTCTGATCGGTTTGAAACTCATGCTCGTCTCACAATTATTGTATGCAAATTTGTTTTCTCATTTACTTGCGACACAGTGTCTTTGTTATAATCTAGTGCAAGCTGTGATCTAGATGATTTTGTATTTGAAAGCTGTTCATACTTTGCAGCCTTGATGCTGTACAAATCACCAACAACATTCGAATTGCCTTCAAAAATAAATTGCAATGTTTTGTAAGTTGATAATTGTTTGACCTGCTGTTTGTCTAAGATATCAGCAACAGTATACTTTGAACCATCCTCTGCGAAAATACCTTTCTCATCGAGCATATCAATTATCCACTCTTGCGCTCGCAAGTGAACTACGTTCCAAGATGACCACTTTTTTGGTTGATATGAATCAATTTCTGGTTCATGTGCGTATAGGTCAAAATCAGATGAAAACAAATTCTGTGTTGCTAGGTTTAAAACATTAATGTCTTTTGTAAATGTCTGTGTGCTAGGCAAAGTAGTTGTGAGTCTTAAAGAAATTGTCTTTGTACCTGCAGTTGTAAAAATCCAATCAACATATTTCTTAGCTGTTACGTTGTACCAGGTGACACCGGCATCGACAGAAATCTCATGTGAAACTGTGGCAAATGTTAAGTCAGGCGCGATGAATGATCCAGAAACATCAATCCGAAGCTTATCGCCCGTGAAAACTTTGTCATCTGATTTGATTACACCAAATATTGACATACTTACTCCTCAAACCGTGAAGTCCACTTAACATTGTTTTCATATCTCAAGGATAGGACTTCCATGTCCTGCAGGCCGATCTTGTCGTGCGATTCTGCAGGAACAAATCCCCAAAATCTTTCTGCAAAACGTGATCCTAGCTCTGTGCATACCATCGCTTTATTCCCGTTTAAAACTAATTTATTGAAAATCAAATTCAGCCAGCCAAATATTATCGTTAAACCGATAAATATTATTTGCTCTACTGCGTATCTGATCCCAACCTGTTTTTCTAACCACTCGTATACTTGAAATCTTAAATGATCAGGGACCGTCCACTCGTAAATTTTCACAACTTCATAGTGACTATTCCACTCGGATCTATACACCTTTTGAGACTTAGGAAACAATGATTCATAGATCTTAGCTTGACCGTATGTTTCTAGCTCAATTGCGAAATGACCAAAAGGAACTAGCTCGCCGATTTGGAGCAATTTGCTACCAATCTTTTTGTACCATGATGTTGGGTTTGCAAAAATAAATCTTACAATCATGAGGCCGCCACCACTTCATGAAATATCATATTTATCCCAACAGTTTTAGAAACAGCAGATCCGTTTGTTATAACAAATTCTAAGACCATTCCGCCGTAAATATCAGCGTCATATTCGCTTCGGCCCTTCCAATAACCTTCGCCAATATTTGCATCGTTTCCAAATGTATCTAAAATTTTATTTGCCACTCCTGAATATGTCCCTGCTGCTGTGTCTTTTACATTCATAATTGCAGATACAAATTCAGGCGCCCAGTAAACCTCAACCTCATTCATTTTTGCATGAGTATACGGACAAGTGTATGTAACAGTAATTGAATCACTCGCAGGTATTGTAAATTGAAAGCCATTTGTTCTGCGCTTTAATTTTCTTCCGTCTGCTAAATCTTTAGATGCGAAAGGTAGATTTAAATTCATAAATTACTCCGTTGTGAAAATGAAACGAATATTAAAAGCACCTGCCGTTGTTTTTGCAGGATATGCTAAGTCTAAAGTAAGCTGCCTTGTTGTTCCAGAAGCTATCCGATATCCTGATACAAACTCCTTAACTACGCCTAACGTTGGATGATAAACCTGTAAATAAACCTCATCATCTATTATTCCGTTTTCCACAATTAAATTGCCACCAGTAATAAGATAATCATCTGTAAGGGCTAAGTCTCCTTCTTGAGTATCAGAAGAACCGCAAGTTAAATAAATACTTTGACCTGAAAACTCCAAATGATCTTTTGTAAACTCATGCAATGTCTTTGGATTGTATACTGTGTTAGTTGCCATTTTAAAATTCTCTCCAAGTTATTGATGACCATACATCTGCAGTAGTTGCTCTTGATGAAGCCGCAAGAACAATAACATCCGAAACGCCTGCCTGAGTTGCTCCAAATACAGTATTCACAAGCTTAAAATTCTCTAAACTTTCAAGTCCTGAATCTTTACCAGATGAGGTAAATCCAGAAACTAAATCAGTTCCACCAGTTAAGGCCGTTGCTGCAATATCTATTTGTATATATCCAGAACTAACTGCGAATGTGGCGCCTGTTAAAGTAGGATTTAAAATTAACTTCCAAACAACATCATCTGCGGTCTGTCCATAGATAGGCGACTTTAAAATATCAACTATTCCAGCTATATTTGCAGCTTTTAATCTAACAGAAACAACAGGAGTAAATGTTGGCATAGCAGAAACGGTTTTAACAGTTGGTCTAACATATGTAAAAATACTTCCCTCTGCATCACTATCTTCGCCGAAGTTTTTAACTACTACACATGTCACAGACATTGTCGTGTTAGAAGCCGTTGCCGCTGTGTTTGTATTCTCAAAACTAATTGGAAGATTTGCGGTTTTCATGTACGGAACTGTTATTACATTTGAAGAACTAACTTCGTGGCAATAAACAACAGAACCATTTAAGTAAAATCCGTATCTAATACAGGCTATTCCTTGCCATCCATACTCAATTACGAAAAGTTGATGTTTAGTGAAATCAACAGTTAAACCACTTGCACCAGTGCCATCTAGCTTATCAATGTTCCATGCTGATTGAAGAACCGCTGTATCTACAACAGATCCAGATGTATTAGATCTAACAACCACGCTTGCTGTATTTGTAAACTCAAAAAATATCCCATTATTTGCGTCAAACTGTCCTATGCGACGGCGTGTATTTGCTTTAAGTCCATTTATGTTTGCAGATATTTGGATCAAAACAGATCTTGCTGGATTATATCTAATTCTTTTTTTAGATTGAACAATCACAGAAGAACCGCTTGTAGTTGTTGCTAATATGTCAATAGAGTTTGTATTTGTGTTCCAAGTGTTTGTACCACCTGTTGCAACAACCTCGTCCCAAATTAAAGCCTGCTTATTAAAATTAAAAATAGACTCAAAAACGCTATGTGAAGTATTTGTTTTTAAGACCCCGAAAGAAGTCAGATGGCCTGAATTAAATTTAACATCTGTGTTTAGTCGATTAGATGTATTTCCAATTTCAGCGCCCGCGCTTGATCTTAAATTAACATGTAGGCCGCCGCTAGACGTTGACTGGACAGGCGTTTGTTCAATGCCTGCCGAGTCTGATCCGACTATTTTTGTAGTTGCAGCTGCTTCAATATCAATAATATCGGCCACAATAGCTCCTAACTAATTATTAAATGTAACCGCATACTGTAGAATATAAATCTTGAGCTTGCTTATCAAGATTTGTTCTAACTATTGTAATAGTTTGAGCTGCAGTAATTGATAATGGATTTGCTAGCTTGATGCTCATGTTTGTTTCTGCAGTTGAGTTGAATTGAACAAACTTATTAACACCATTTACAGCAACAACGATTTTCATCTTGCCAGAGCCAGACGCTTCAATTTGCGTTAAAGTAAAATTACCTACTGCTGTGTAAGTATGAGTTGAGCTTGCTGCTGCTGCGACCGCTGATGCAGTATTATAATCTGCAACTGATGTTCCAGGTGAAGTTAACGATACAGTACCATCAACAGTGATGCTGTTTCCACCGTCTTGAATATTAACTGCTGATGCTCCTGATCCGTTTTGAACAGTGACAGACTCAAGCGCTGCTAATGTTGGAGCGTCTAAAGCAACAGATGATCCGGTCACGTCAACTTTATCAGTAGCAAAAGCTAGATCGCGAATGTCTAAGTTTGTCGCTGTTACCGTGATAGTTTCTAAAGCTGCAAGCGTTGTTGCGCCTAGCTCTACAGTACCGTCAACAGTTAATGATCCGCCGTTGTCTGTAATGTTAACAGATCCATCTGCATTAACGGTTAATGCTCTTGATACGACTGTTCCGTCAACAACCTTAACCGCTGCATCGCCGTTTGCTTCCGTTCTGATCGGTAGTGAACTATTGTAATCTGACATAGTTTACTCCTTAGTTGTTTCTTGTTTTAGTGATTTAATTTTTTCATCTTGAATGACAACAAAGCCCTCAAGTCGTTTAATTTCTTCTTTCATTTCTTCAATCTTAAACAACATTTCTTCTTTTGCGAGAGTAACTCGACTTAATTCAAGCTGTTTTCTTTTATTAACTAAACTCATATGGCCTCTGTGTATTTAAGTGTTACGTTGTAATCGCTAGGATTTGGTCTTAAGTGATGCGCTTTCAGTTCTAAAACAGATGAAAGGCCAACACTAAAACCAAAATTAAAATTAAACTCTGTGTTTAAATCGCCGCCGAAATAAGTCCTTTTTTTTTCAATAAGAACAGAATCAATAAACAATTCATACAACGAGACATTCTCACCCGATGCACTTATTGAATAAATCTTGCTTGCTTTTGTTGCGCTAAATGTATGATTTAAAATTGAAGTCGTGACGCCGTTTATGACGCCTGTAGTTTCTTGATAATCTGATAATGAATTTACGTTAACAGTTGTGCCGCCACCGCCAGAAATATCGCCAGCGTTACCGACATAAACCTCAACAGCAGTTTTATTTGCGCGAGTAGGTGATTCTACAAAAGCGTCTTGTATTCTTTCGCCTGTTGTGTCCCTGATCGGCCCTGTCATTACTTGCCTTTTGGTTTTATTTTAGAATAGAGATCAACCTTGTCGTAATACCATGCAAACCAATATCCGTCTGCAAATTGAATATCGAAATATTTAACCTCAGATTTTAGTCTTAGGTTGTTCATCAATAGCGCCTCCCGAAGTAAATCAGCAGAAGACGCCTTGATAAAATGAGGAAACACACCCATGTCTGACTGTGTCCCTACGTTCATTTTGATTAACCGATCTCAGCGATGAAAGGTGATTTGCCAGCCGCTAATGCAACGCCTGCGAAATCTAAACCTTCAGTTAAACGCATAGCTTTCAAACCAAATAATTGATCGATAGCTACTTTTAATGTCCCTACACCGTAATCGATATCAGTTTCTTCGCCGTAAGCTGCGCCCTTTTGCAATGCAAACGCGATAGCTTCTTTTGAATAGATGAATGATTTTGTGATTGTTTCGTCTTGATGTAATTTTACGTTAATGCCGTAAACTTTACCGATCACGCCCGATGGAATGTTACTTGCGCCGTAAGCGTCTGCACGAACAAATTCAGGGATTGCTAACAACAATGATTCATCATCGCAGTTAACTAACATAGTTAAATCATTTAAACGCGCTTTATTTTTCAATAACCATTTACGAGCGTTTAAAATTTTGGTTTGATCAATACCTGCGGCTTGCTGATAACCTGAAGCAGTGTCAAGGATTGATAGAATTTGTTGGTCAACAAATTCAGCGTGGCCTTCAACACTTCTTTCAATATATGCAGATTTAACGTCAACGCTAGATTGATAAGCGTCATTGTCATCAACGATAAAAGATATATAAGCTGGCTTATCTAAATCCAATTTGTCAGTTGCGAAAGCTGCCGTTTGCGGAGTTCCTGCTGTTGCTGATGGACGTAAAGCTGCTGTAAATTTTCCCGCTTTAGGGAAAGAAACTGATTTCATTCCTCGTTTTGCGAAAACAGAAACGTCAGTCACTGTCGGTAAAAGATTAACTTTTGGGATTAAAAGTCGTGATACTAAAGCCGATACCACGTCTTGCTTTGTTGCGCCTAGTTCTGTGTTGCCTGTTACTGCCATTTAAAACTCCTTTAAAGTTTGTTTATTTTGCTGTTTTTAATAACTCTTTCAATTCATTTTCAGAAAGATCTGTCAGCGATTTAGTCGAAATTGATTTGCTTGATGGGTTGATGTCCTGAACCATTTTAAAGTCTTTCTTAAAAAGATAAGGCTTTGTTTTGGTTAGCTCTTGAATTTTTCCAACCAGCTTTTGGTTATCAAATTCAAAGTCCTCAGTGACTTCTAGATCATCAAACGAACAAGCTTTCATTGCTATCTCAGCGTCTACACAACCCAGCTTTTCAGCCTCTCTCATAAATTGAGATCGGATTGCTTTTTCACTTACGTTTTTAACAATGTTTAAATTCTTAGACTTAAAATCGTCTGCCAATTTCTTGTTATTTTCCGCAAGTTCTTTCCACTTTCCTTCAGCCTGTAGTTTTTCAGCTTCAAGTTGATCTTTGTAAGCTTTCATTTCAGACATTTCGGATTGTAGTTTCTTTTTTTCGCCTAATAGTTTAGAAAATGTTTCATAAGCGACTGAATCTTTTTTCTCTGGCACGTCACTGACTTGCTCAGTTTTCCCACTGGGATTATTTTCTGACATTTGTGTCTCCTGTTACAGAGATAATTTTCGCTTAATCTTGTTGTATAAATCTAGCCTTCGCTTTAATTCTTTGACTAATCTATTCTCAAGGTTAGTGCGTAATCTTTCTGATAGAAATAGGAACCGGCGGCCCTTTGCTTCTAGGTCTTTTTTGATCTCAACATTGTCTTTTGAGTTTTCAAGATCAAACCCTCTGGCGCCTCTGTATGCTTTGCGAGTAGGACTAAGAAAAACAATTATCTCAGAGAATGCGTTGTTAATCTTGTAAGTAATCGCGCCTAAGAGTTGGCCGGATAAAGTTAAATTAGATTGTTTTGGCCTAGTCTGGCGCTCATCTAAGAAATTTCCGGACTTGATTAAAGACTCTCGACGATTGGCTGTTCCTTTGGTTATCGGGTTCTGCTTATATTCTTCTTGGCGTCCGCGCGTTCGATTTCTGATCTGATCAGCAGCGAATTGACCTTCTGTGTTTAGAATCTTGCTATCTTTTTTAGTCGTGTTTAGAAACTTTAGTGCGCTATCCCTGGCCTCTTTAAGTCCTGTGATCTTGACTGTTGCTTTCTTAGCCATATTAACCAACCAGCTTATCTAACAGCTTTAGGATAGCAGCATCACTGACAACGCTTTTATTGTTTATCTCTGGCTTAATCGCATTAGCTATTTTAATCAGCTCAGAATCTTTCCATCCAAACCAATTTCTTACAGCTACTTTACCGTCAAGTGTTGGATGACCTTGCATACCAGTCATGTGTCCGTAAGCTTTTGCAGCTTGTTCAGTATCATCAATCCCGATCTTTAATTTTGTCTCTGAGCTGTCTAGAACAGTCACCGATTGAACCATGTCACCGGTCAATTGCATATTGACAGTGTTGGTCTTTCCAAACGCTGCGAATGCTAATGAGTCTTTGTATGATTTTGAATAAGCATGAAGCTTGCCGTCAACGCCACGACCTTGATCTAGTCTAGCTAACATCTTGTCAAACGCCGCCTCAAAGAAAACTTGTCTGATAGACTCATTCTTTGCTGATGCACCTAACAGAGACTTAAGATCAATCTCTGTACTGACTTCATCTTTTTTAAGTGTTGGTTTCTGTAACGCCAATTGATGCCTCTGGGCTTGTGGCCTCTATTACAGATTGCATATTGTCTAGCTTTCTTTGATTGATCTCCGCAATTTCTTCCATTGCCTCATC